GTTGTAGAGAGATTTATGATTTAAGATATATACAAGCCACAAAAAAAGTTTTTCGATATGCAGCTTAGAAAACTTACAGTTTATGGAAGGCTAAGACAATTTTTAGGTCAATCACATTTTGAAGTTGCTGTTAATAATCCTAGACAGGCTTTTGCTTTTTTAATTGCAAACTTTCCAGAGGTTGAAAATCATATGACAAATCAGTTATATAAGGTAAAGATGGGTAATTTAGAAATCACAGAGGATTTATTACAAATAAAAGGTGATGGTGATATAAAGATAATTCCTATTGCGGTGGGAGCTAAAGGTGTTGTTTTAGGTGGTTTATTAACTGCTGGAGGTGCTGCTGCTGGTGCTGCGACTGCTGGATTTTTTGCAACAGCTATTGGAGGTGTGGTTGCAAGTGGATTAACTGCTATTGGTACTTCAATGCTTATTGATGGAGTTACAAGTATTATTGCACCAACTCCAAAAGTGCCAAATTTTAACGCTGCTGATTCCCTATCGAGTAATGATCCAGATGTTCAAGTAAATTTTGGATTTAACTCAATTACTAATACCACGCGGGCTGGTGTTCCAGTGCCAATAATTTATGGACAAGTATTCACAGGATCTATTGTGATTAGCTCTGGTATTGATACAGTTCAAGTAGAGGGAACAGCAACATAATGGGTTCAACAACTTTAACAACTGCTGGTAATTTTGAGAGTCCTTTACACGCTCTTGCGGGGATTACTAGACCAGACTTGCCAGCAGACTCACTGGCATCAAAGCAGTTTCAAACTTTAATAGATTTAATCTCTGAAGGAGTTATATCAGGATTT